TATGGGTCCAGGGCATCTGCCAAGGAGCTCCGGAGAGTTTCGCTCTCTCTCGGATTCATACGATTAGACTAGTAGGGGAAGCTTTAACGAGTACTTCACTCGAGCAAGCCCTGATCATTCATCCCGAATGTCAGGTACGATCACAACAGGCCCCGAAGGGGGATGTGACCGTAACTCACCAGCGAGCCGCTGGATTTCATTCTGTAACCGGCCAATGGAAATTTGGCCCAAGCATCCCCCCTCGGGGTAGTCAACCACGAGGGATTCAGCGGGTACAGTTACAGGAAGATGGGGGAGTAATGACGGAAGATCGGAGGGACACAATTCGATCTGAGGAGTAGTTGGTAACTCCACATCATAACACTTCACACCCGGAGAGAATGCTGCAAGCATCTCTTGATTGATGGGGGGTCCTTTCCACCAATCGGCTCGACGGAGCCAAAATCGCGCTCGAGACTGACGGAACTTCAAGAGAAGATGAGCAAGTAGCTCACCTCGCTTCTCTGGTAGTCCTGTCCGAATATAAGCGTGATCTCCATCCAGGTCAGCTTCTACCTGGAAGGTGCTCATCCAAACCTTACGTTCAACCACATTCAGTACATCAGCATGAAGTAGGAGAGAAAGGCGAAGGGCTTCCGACTCATCTCGTACCATTTTCGCAGGTAACTCAGAGAGAGTATCAAGGACCATATGAGTAAGGTCCGGACGGAAGGCCAGGGAGGGCATGGCAAGGGGAACACGATCCTGGTGATGATAAAGCCAGAATGCGAGTTTCCGAGAGGCGAGGGATGAGGAATCAACGGATCGGGAGGGATCAGTATTCTCAAGGCCCAAACCCCCAAGGGCGGTTGGTAACCACCAATCAGTCGTATACTTGATTCCTCGTTCAGTACCAGAACTGAGAGAGAGAACATCCTTCCAAGAAGAAATGAAGATGTTATTCAAGAAGTGACGACGAGGACCGCGTACGGAACCCAACCAGGCAGCTTGAAGACCCGGAAGGATTGCGTA